TCATTACATCTAGATCAGAAGTGTAAGCACCTCCAACAGAACCAGTGATCCAAGATTTAAATCTTCTATCTTCTGTTTCTGAAGCTCTGTATCGAACGTGTAGGAATGGACGTCTAATATTAGAACCTAACATTTGATCGTAAACTGTAGAAGTTCCAGCAGGAACTAAAACACCATCAATCTCTTTGTCTAATCCTCTAGTAGTAGCATCATTTAGATATTTCCAATCAGTTTTGTAGAAGTCATAAGAACCTCTTCTAAACCCAGAAAATCCAAAGTTCAACGCCATTTCAGCTTCGTTGTCAAAAAGACCGTAAGAAGCAGCAGCAGTTGAAGCATAATTACCATTCATAGCAGCAATCATATCATCGAAATCAAGAGCAGTAGATCTTGATAAGAATAACATGTTTTCTTCAATAGCACCTTGCTTGTCTAATTGCTTAAGGATTTCATCGAAATCTCCTAATGCACCAGAACCTGGAGCAGCAGCACCAGCAAAACCAGAGTATACATTACCTCTTGCTTCGATAGCAGCAAATAAACCTTGAGTACCTTTGATATTTTGAGTAGCACCAGCTGGTGTAAAGTTACCGCCAAACGCTTGTGCAGCTGTAGCCATTAACTTACCTTCAACCATCGCCATTTCCATGTAGTCTTCAAATCTAAGTCTAGTTTCAGACTCAGCTTTTAAGTACCATAAGTATCCAGATGTACCATCTTCAGTAGCAACTTCAATCCACCCAATTTGAGCAGCATCAGAACCACTTAATTCATAATTGTCTTTCATAATGATTGGTGAGTTCTCAAAAGTACTTAACTTAGGAGTGATAGCACCAGCCATTCCGTTACTTCCTTTTGGAAATTCAGAACCATATACAAATAAGCTATTTGAAGCACCACCAGTAATTAAAGCACCAGCAACAAGTGTAGCACCTTCATAACTAGTACAAGCAAGTATATTAGATGTAGCACCGGAAACACCAGTAACTAAAAGTTTAGCAGTAACTAAACCAGTAGCATTATCAGATACTAAAATAGTATTACCAACTCTAACAGCACCAGTAGCTTGACCAGCAGGTAAAGTAATAGTAACTGTATACGTTGGATCAGCACCTGCTACAGCAACTTGTACTGCGTCATATGCAATGTGTAATCTATTTTGTTCAGACCAAACAACTTGATCAGATGTCATTGGCATTTCAGCGCCAACCATTCTTAAAAATCCAGATAAGGTTCTATTACCATATCTTTCTACTTCCTGCTCATAAAGCTCAGGTAAGTATTGTTGTGTCCATGTCGAAAAAGCAGCATCATGAAAATCAATGTAATTATCTTGAACTGTTAACTTGTTCGGCATTGGAGTAATTGATGCGGGAAATGACCCGCCTGCAACAAAGGCCATAATTTTTAGTTTTTATTGTTTTCTTGTTTTAATTTTTAACTTAGAACTATCTACACCACTAATTGCTCTTACTTTTAATCCGTTAATAAATACATCTCCTGAGTTAGATTCTCTAGCTTCATTAGTTATATTTTTAGATCTAGCAGTAACATCTTTAACAGCATCGGCTTTGCCTTGCTCATAAAAATGTTTTGCTATAGTATCAGCATTTCGTGCTGCATAGATTGCTTTATGATATCCAGTATAATCCTTTACGTTACCCTTTTCATCTAAGAACGTCTTGATAAAATCAGATAGATTAGATTGATTAGATGCAACTTCACCCGGATTGTTTACTCCATACCTAAATCGTTTTTCTCCTAAGTTAAATTCAAAACCTTTGAAGTCGTTTGAGAAAAATTTGTTGGTACCATCTTTAAACGTAGTGTGACGTTGTTGAATAGCATCTTGTTCTTTGTTATATCGGTTGAAAAAGTCCATAGCTTTCTGTTGCTCTTGAGTTACTCCCGGTCTCAACTTGATCTCGTCATAGTATTTACCCTTTAAGTCTTCCATGTAGTTTCTGGCTTTCGCAACCTCTTCTTTTAATGCGAGTTTCTTTTTTCGGATGTCTCGCTCTTCATCCATATCTTCATCCCAAGCAAATTTATCATCCATCAGAAAATTAATTTCTTCAGCATCTAAATGTGGTTTAGTATGAACATAATATTCTTTTAACATTGTATCATTGTCTATATTAGAATAATCAGCATTTAATCTAACATAATCAACTAATGTTCCACCTGTTTCTTTCATAAAATCAACCAGTTTTTCTACATTTTCTGGTAACTCTATTTCAGGGTTTTGTTTAATTTCTTCTTTTATTTGTTCAGCTACTGCTGGTTCTATTTCTTTTTGTTCTTCACCTATTTTTATTTCTTCAATAGCAGGTTTATCCTCTTTAGTTTTTTCAATAACTTCTTTAGGTTTTTCTACTACTTCTTCTTTTTCGGTGGACCGTACTTCTTCAACCACCTTCTCGCTGTTAGTTTCGTTTTTGGATTCTTCGACAACAGCATTGCTATCATTTGCTTCTGGTGTTTGAACGGCATTTTCTTCTTTTTTAGTTAAATCTAACTTTACTGGCTCATCAGTTTTGTTTAATTTCCTAGGTCTGCCAGGTTTTTTCTTCATTTTAAATTCACCTTCTTGAGGTACTTGTTCTTCTTTTGACATAATATAATATAATAGTTAATAATTATTCAGGTTGTAATTCCACTTCACCTTGTCCACTAGTCATTCCTGGTGGCGGTGGTAAAGGTGGTTCAGCTCCTCCTAAATTTTCTGGTATACTTGTTTCAAAGTCTGTTGGTAGTAAATCATTTTTCCTTTGATCTATTAATTTACTTTGTTGTGTAGCCTGTATTCTTGTTCTTTCGTCTTTGCGATCTTCAATATCTTTTTCTTTTCTAGACATTTGTTGAAGATCCATAGTTTTAAGTTGTTGGTCATATCCAAATTGTTGAGCCATAAGCTCTTTTTTAATTTTACCATCAACTTGCATTTGTTGTATTTGAAACTCCGATTTACCTTTTTCAATTTGAAGTTGAGTATCAGCCATTGCTTGTTGCTTTTGAACTTCATATAAAGCAGCTTTTTCTGCCGTCTCTTGATTAGCTTGTGCTTGAGCTTGAATATTTGCTTGTTGCATTTGTTGATCTCTAGCTTGCTTTTGCTTTCTTCTTTTCTTTAGTAACTCATTAGCAAGTTTAAGATTACTTATATTTCTAATGTCAATAGCATCTTCCAAGTCTATCGACTGAGTTTGTAACGCAACTTGAATGTTTTGTTCTAACTGTGCTTTTTCTTCATCGTCAGGTTCAAGTTCTATAAATATACCAAAGTCATGTAGGTTAGCGTCTTTAATTTCATCTAATGTAGCTACGTTAAACGTTGATACACTATTTTGTAAAGCCATTCTCGTTAGTGGGAACATTAAAGCGTCTGTTGCTCTTAGTGCTATATTTTCACAAGTCTTTAAAGTTAAATATAAGCTTGCTTGGAGGATGTGTCTAGTAGCAACATTGGAATTAGCAGCAGCTAATTTTTGTAATCCTACTAAAGCGTTTTTATCAGGTGTACTAGCATCACGTGCTTCATTTAATCCGGTTACATCTCTTATCATTTGTAAATAATATTGATAAGTAGATATCAATGCTTGAATTTTAGCACCACCACTAGATGATTGTAACTCTTGTATTGGAACCTTACCACGATTCATTTCACCATCTTGAGTTAATGATCTACCAACCACGGATCCAGTTTGGAAATACATGTTTAACGCTTCACGAGGATTATAATTAGTGCCATTACCCAGATCAACTTCTGCTAAACCATCAACATCAAGATAAACCCCATCTGGAACCATACGTGAAATTACTTGCTGAAGTTTTAACGATGTTATATTTATCATATCTGCAAACCCAGTAGTTCTACTTACAATAGATTCAATGCGTCCTCTATACATTCTTGGAGCACATATATTGTAACTCATATTTACTTTAACAGTATCACCAAAAGGCTTAGTCATGTTTTCTGCTAGTTTCCATTCTAACATGTTTTCATAACCTAATATTTTAGCTCCTGAATATAATACTTCAATAGCTCTAAACGCTTTCTTAAAATTTTCTGTTTCAGGTGGATTAAAAGTATCTCCTTTCTCTAATGCTTTTTCTAAACCATTTGGAGTTTCTTTTATTTTCCAAACTTGATTAGCGTAAGTTTTCCATTCAAAAAACAATACTTGTATACTTTGGTCGTTAGTTCTACCATTCCAATTTCTAGCAAAGTTTTTATTACCTTGATACTGCTGCATCTTTTTTAATTCTTCAGCAGTTAAATAGGGAAATTGTTTTTTAATTTCAACTAAACTTAAATTTCTTATTTCACCTACGTAATATATATCTTCAAAGTTAGGATCTTCAGTATATGAATATACTATTCTAGCAGGATCTACATACTCTGTAACAATACCATTTGATCTATTAAAAGTAGTTTTAGTAGCAGCAATACCTAAAACAGCAAGATCATAGTTCAATCTTTTTCTAATTAAATGGTATTTGTTTTTATCTAATACTTGATTTATTAATTCTTCTTCTGCAATTTCAATAGACTGTTTATAGTTCAACTGCATATGAGCAGGTAGTTCATCTAAACTTTGAGGACTGTTTTCATCTTTTTTACTTTGAGATAAATCAACACCAAACTCTTGTTGAACTTGAGCGTCAAACTGTTGAAGTTGAATGTCTTCTATGATTCTTTGTGCGTACTCAGTTCTCTTTTTAACTGACTCTGGATCTTGTGCCATAGTCTTAACTTCATAACTACGTTGCGACATTCCATTAACAACTATATCTACAAATTTAGCAAGTACAGGAACAGGTTTCCAATCAAGATTTAAATAAGATAAATCACCATCAATAGATAATTCGTCTTTATATTTTTGAACTGATTGTTCTCCTCTAGCATATAGTCTTAAGTTATGAAAGTTGGTATATGTACTATCAAACCTATAACCATTATTCATTTCATTACTGAACCATTCCCCTTCAATAGCTTTAGCTACCTTTAAACCATATTCCCAAGTTTGCTTTTCTGCGTCAGGTACCACCTGATCTGGAAAGGAACTATTATTACTTGTATAAATCTGCATTTATTCTATTATTTTTGAAATTAATCCTGTATTGTCATATCTTCTAAAACCTAACGATATCGCTTGGTTAACTCTATCTTGAACTGGTTTATATTTATTTTTATTGCAAGCCATAATAGCTAAACCTGAACTAATAGAAGCATCGTGCTTTGTTCTTTTGTTTATATCAAATAAAGCCCAATCTTCTAAAGTACGTTGGAAATACATATCACCATATCCAGTTTCTAAAGTACCAACATAATTTTCTATATAAGATTCGATAGCAGCAGCATGTGCTTGTTTAATATCTTCACTTGAGTTTGGTATACCACCAATCTCTCTTTCTGTTACAGATAGTTTATTTAAAGTTCTATCTGGTCTGTTCATACTAAAACCTCTATAACCTCTACGTTTTAAATAGTATAGTAATCGAGGTTTATTATTCTCTGCAAGCAGTGGCATACTATAAAAATGTAGCGCCATTAAAACATCTTCAAAAAATATTTCAGCCATAGGTGGTCTTTCAATATATTCTAAAAAAAATCTGTTTGGAGGAACATCCTCCATACTATATTTAGTTAATCCATGTAAAGATCCTTTAGATCCTCTACCATCTACAGTTCCACTAATATCGTAACTATCACAACCAAAAGCACCAATGTGTTCATTACCAGGGTGTTTCACTCCATTTTTTATTATCACTTGATTTTGCAAGCTTTTAGGTGGAACCCAACTAATTAAAAACCTACCATTAAGTTGAGGTATAAAAATTACTTTAGAATCTTGACCATTTTCCCATTGGAAGTTTCCTCTAGTTATATTGGCAGTATTATTTAATTCTTCATTGTAATCTATCTGCTCGTATATTTTAACTAGATTATAAAGACTTTGTTTAGTTTCATCACGAAAAGCATGTTTTTCAGTTCTTGGGAATTGTCTATAGTATTCATTTAATCCGTCTTGATCGTCTTTTAATCCTTCAACTTCATTCTCCCAGTGTTCAATAACACCTGTATCTATTTTATTACCATCTATTCCTAATGCAGGTTTAACTGGTGTATCAAAAACAGGGTAGCCATATATATCTATAAAACCTTCGTAGTTCCATTCCATTGGGATAAACAATGAATACAAACCTTCTTTAGTTTGACCGTTTTTA